CCCCGGTCAAATCATGCATTTATATTCGCGCCCTCTATTATTATCCTCCCGACGGCGCTAGGTTTCTCTTAGCCTACTCCCCTCTTGCCCTTCCCACTACTTGGCGTTTTGGTGTTCAGGGTGGATTTAGATGTCCCAGAATTAATATTTACAAAAGGGATCTCATCTTCGTCCTGAGATTGTTCGTCATCCGAAACGGTTTGCTTGAGAAGTAACGCTTCTAGCTTCTTGAGTCGTTGCTCAAGAGTCATCTTTGCTTCAGGGTCAGTTGTGATCAGCTGCCAGTACACGCGCCCGTTCGCGGGTATGCTTGCTGAACCAAAGAATGAACCTGGTACCTTCCCTGTTGATGCTCCATTGGCTGCGTCCTCAGAATTGCGGTACACAGCCGCTGGGTTGCCTAGGGTGGCTGGTGTTTTAATCCAATAAACTTCAAGGGAACGTGCGCCACCGAATTGGAAGTTAATCCATATCGCATACAGGGTGCTCACAGCAACACCACTTGTGCCCACGGCAAAAGTAAACGACAAATTGCCGGTCGCCCCACCATCGTTTAGTTGCACCTGTGGCCCGCTTGACGATGGTGTCCCACTCGTAACTTGACCGGACTGGGCACCTTGTTGAAGGGTGTTTTGAGCTACAATCTGCTCATATAAGTGAACTTTATATCGCAGGTACACCAATCCTGCGATGTTATACTGATCGGCTGTCATTTGAACGACCAAAATATTGGATTGTTGTGTAAATCGTGCCTCATCACCAATATCGGGTTGAATGTAAAATTCACGCTTGTCGCTCTTGCGAGGCTTCCACGTGTGCCTCATCTCTGCGTATATGGCATGTATTTGGGCTCCGTCAACGCTAGACAATGCTGACGCAAAAGCCGTGGTACCAGGGTTACCTATCATAATTTCAGGGTCGTCAACATGACTCATCAACAGTGCACCTGATGCACTAGTTCCTGCAGTTGGGACAAATACAACCTCAACCTCCTCAAACGAAAACTTAGTCCAAAGTGATGACTCAACAGTGAGACGTGTGCTGGGAAAAGCAATTGGGTTGAGTGGCAACTCAAAGACTAAATAATATTGATTCGGGTAAGTCCCAAAAGTGCCATAATAATCCAGGCCTTCAAGAACAATACTATCACTATTGCGGAAACGGCCAATGCTTCTCTTGAAGAACGATTTTGGGTAAGTTCGACCAAGGATAGCAGGCACACCGATGTGAGGGTTAACAGTAGCACCAGAACCCATGCCAATGGGAGACCGATCATTGCGTCGCGTCTGTGCTCGCGGTTTGGGTTTTCTACGGGGTCCATTCTTGCGCTTGGGTCGATCTGTTTTCTTTGTACGCCCAGTCGCGAACTTGACTCCTTTCTCGATGACTTTTTCAGCTGCAACAGTTGCAACTTTAGCTGCTATAGCGTTCATTGAGAAACCACCAATATCACGCGCCCGGATTCCGCCAACCGTATTTCAAAGTTGGGGCGCGTTTCTCACGTAGTGCTTACCAGCGTACGAAATCAGAAACCTCAGTTTCCATCGGCGGTGAGCTTGGATACAAAGCAGTCGCTCCCACCAATTTCAAGAGGGCTTCCTTCAACTCCGGCGTCATCTGGAGTTGCGCTAGTACATTAGGCGGTAGGACCCGCGTGGGCTCTACAACGGTCACTCCTGGTTGACTCGCACGTCTCATCAGTTCCTTATCCCCAGTGACAAACAGTGCGGGGCGTTCTCTTACCTTATTTAAGGCCTGGATGAGTTTGTCGTCAGCGGCATTCTTCATCGCTGGCACGACGCATGAGTACACCTCAATGAGCTCGTGAGGGATTCCTTTCAAATACGCCTCCCAAGCCCACACATTGTTAGAATTACCAACAATATACACCTTCTGGGCTGCCAACGCCACAAGGTTGGTGATTTTAGGATGGCCTTGATCGGCATCAACGAAAATAACTGGCCACTTTAATTGCTTGCGGACCAGTTGGGCTATAGAATTTGCCCCGTCAAACTTGGATTCGCGTGCAGCATCCAACTCGTCGAGTGCCATCTTGCTAGCAGCATGTTCGGCCTCCTTCTTGGTGTTCCCAACGGCTGAGTATTCGTAGGATTTGACTCCAGCCTTGACCACGGTGATGCAATGGAATGCAGGGTTGAGCATTGACCCAATCTCGGTGATATTAAATTCAGGTGTGCGCCAGCCCAACTTGGCGCATAACTCCAGCAACTTGCCTTTATAGTTTTCGACATTTCCTTGTGCCATGTGCATGAACTTGTTCCATTGCGACGCTAAAACTTGTGCAAATCCGCCGGCACTTGAAATGACTAAATTACAAGCCTGCCTCAGGCTGTAATCGGTCAGGATGGGGATGTTGAGTGCTTGATACGTTTGAAACATCACGCTAGCATTCAACCATGAGTGCAATGATATAGCTAGCGCCAACCTATTATAACCCCTCCTGCCTATTTCACCGAGAATCGGATGTATCGCCAACCAGGGCAAATAGGCTGATAAACGCCCCTGGTGGAAACACTTTGCAGCCTCAACCGCGATCAATATCAATGTACACCACCTGCTACGTGACTTAGCGACCTCCTCAAGGATTGGCCCCGCAATTGTTGTCAACAAAAGTGAGTCACTGAAGTCATCACCTCGTAGGATTCCGGGTAGCATCAACCACAACGGGCTTATAAACGTGACGGTCCCTGCTGCTAATAGCCATGGATCGGATCCGTCGAACAAGCTACCGGTCACCCAACGAGTTGGTTTGACCTCAGACTTGTAAGTCTCCTCGAGTGGGCAGTCGTGTTCAATGATTTGATCGAGATATGGGTGCTGGATGGTGCATGGTAGCGATTTGACCTCACGCTCAATGAACGCTTCAAGCTCAAACACCTGTGTTGGCGTTAGGTCATATAAATGCTCCATCATTGCCATGGTGCGCCATGTGATTTCATGCCATTCGGTTGCAACGACCTTTTCAGGTTCATATTCATAGTGCGCGGGTGTATAGCGCTCCAACAATTGTAGTTGCTTCCTAATCACCACACGGAGCACGGGGACAAATGCGGTTGATTTCTCTAAGCCAAGACACACAGCTTTCAACCAGCGCTTGCCCTCATGATCATTGAGTGGTAATCTGCAATGAAATGATTTGGCAATGACACGACCAGGCTTCGGACCAAAGACTAAGCCGTGATTAGTTGGGTAAAACCTCCCCGAACAATACTCCGCGTCATACGGGTTGGTTATGTAATGTCCCTCGATTTCGAACCCCAGTCCGGCCCAAAATCGGGGCGCCAAGTGATAATGCCTGGAAAAGTACTGTTCCAATAGCATTTGTAGAGAATCATCGCCCAATCCTGCACCAGCGTGGTCCTCTTTCGGGATCTTGGCGTGAGCGCGAACACACTCATGACCCCCTGTCACTATGACGTAATCCCCAACAGATGTATCACCATCCCCCGACTTTACCGTCGCCTCCACCTCGTATTCAACGCCGTGCTTCGTAGTTCCTCGTGTGGTGACGTTCCTGTCTAAGCACTTGACAGCCTTCGTCGGGGCCCTAAGTGAGTGATAAGGTTTATTTTTGACTTCATATATTTCCTCGGTCACATGTGCATCCAACCGCACATGATCGCAGAGGTATATGATAACCTTGCCGCGGGCAGACAATCGGTCCCACTGAAATTGGAACCATTCTCCCAGCTGCTCCGCATTGAGTCCAGAAGTGTAGACAACACTCACTTTGGGTCTTAAATCATGTGGTATTGTTGGCTTGCCTACACTAACATCAGGGTGGTTTAACCAAGCTACGTATTTCGTAAAAGCGTAGGTGGTTGGGCCAGTGCACACTTGGTATCGGTCTGATCTCCCGGAAATCAGCCTAGGATCATATGGTTCCACAGTCCCGACCTGGCTCTCCGCCAATGGTTGGGATTTCATCACTGCCTCGCGCTTCACGAAGGCATCGATGCGGGGGTTAACTTTTGGATTCCCTTCACGCATTTCATTACGAGCAACTATAAGCTTGTTTCTTTTTGGTGGTGGAAAGCGATTGACCCAAGTTTTGAACATGGGTGGTTTCAATCTACCATTGACAACCCATTCGGAGCCTTCCACGACACGGCAAAATAAATGCGTGACAACTGTGGTGAACTCAAAAAGTGGCATTTCTGCTACTGGCATTTGAGCCAAGCAGCCCCTATTGTTAACGGCCACGAGTTCATTGTGTGCACAGGATCTTGATATGACGGGTCGCCTGACGTTGACCCTGATGCCGAAGAGACTGAATCCCAGCTTAGGCCTGCATACCATATCGCTGGTCTTAATCACAGCAGTCTCATCGGGTTCCTTGAGCTTGCGCTCAAGGTTACAAATGTCAGGCGTGTGAATGGTTTGGTGATGGTGTTCGACTTGAGTGATGGGCACCATTTTCGCAAAGTCATAGAACAATTTCAAACTCCTCGTCCCTGTCTCTAGCATTGAGTAGACACTACCCGTGACCCCAAGAGTTATTGCTCCATACAACCACTTCCACAATGACGTGAAAATGTTCCCAGCCTCATACACTGGGACGTACTTTAATACTTTACGTGCATCTGACACATTAACTGCTGCCCTCGCGCGGCGTACGCGTGCAGTTGTGTACATTGCAACACCAACTCCAAACATGACGGCTCCCACCAACCAAAACATACTGAGACTACGAATTGGTTGAAATTTTGCCAGAATTTGTTGTTTAAGCAACTCTTCCTTATGCGTGACCAAGTTATACGCCATGAGTCGATTTTCAGTTTCCAAGTCAGCGAAGAAGCCAATGCTAGTGACTATAAGCAATGCGTCAGCCATCATTTTAGCTGATATGTTATACTTTTGAAGTATTTGTTTGGCTTTAGTCGTAGCCATTTGCCACAACGCTGCATCTCGTACTTTGTTAGCACAATATAATCTACACTCGGCGATAGCTTGCTTTGGCACGTACACCGTCATAGTTTGTTGATTCATAAAAATGAACCATTCACCTAGTGAATAGGTTTTCGATACGATGGGCACAGACTCCTTTGTCAGCACCGTTTTGGCTACGGGATCCTTATCCAATGTGCCTCGCAAATCAAAAGACACGGTTCCAGTGTGCGCATGATCCATCAGAGCATCAAAGAAATCATCCGATGGTGGGACTAGGTCATTATTGTCCTTACCTGGCTTTGAGATCGTAAACACGACAATATCTGATGCAGCTCCAACTTTCGCACAGACGTCCCACGTCATAGCTTGGCCGTTGTTTTCATAATAATTGCTATTATAAACCCAATCTGTAGCTGGCATCTTGTATGAAGCACCTGACCCGATCATAGAGAAATAAACCGTGTCGCTATCACGATGATATGCGATTTCTCCATCGTTCATTGAACCTTTCACATCTTTGAAGCGTCTACAAGCAACATAAAATAATCGCATGTTGACATGTGCATGTAAAAACTGCAATATGTCATTTCTGCTATAAGTCATAAACAGAAAGTCGGCTATACCGGCAAGCGCCTTATTCGATTCAATATGGCCGCAACTCACTGGCTCACACACGCAATATGAAATTTGACTCTCATCCAACTTGTCCACCTGACTCTCAGCTGAGAAATTACGAATGTGGGCATAATCGAGGTCCATTTTTGCTGTGTGATTTGGTAAGATGCACCAAATATTTGATCGATGGTATTTATAATGTCTGTTGACATTGCCGAACACATGCACCACACAAGAACCAGCCTTGCTGGACTTGTATAGCATTATTTCCTCCGCTACCAACCTTTCTGTTGCGGTTACTGGGTGGGCGTGGGGTGAGCCTCCACCGTAAGTTTCAAACTGAAACCCCTGAAAAGTGCGTTCTATCCTGCTTTGGACTTTCTCATCTAGAGGGAAATTAAGCCTGATCACTGGTCGAGCGTCGACCTTCTTATGCACCTTCTCTAAGTTGTTGGCAACTTGCACGCTTTTAGCGTCTTTGCGGTTTTGGGTGCGTGTGTCTGGTCCACCTGAATGACCTCCACGATCGCCGCGTCCACGTCCGCGGCCTCGCCCCCTTGGGTTATTATTTTGCGCCTGGTTGCCTGGTTGGTTACCCTTTTGCTTGTTTTGCTTCGACCCACGCTTTTGCACAAGCGTGAACCCGTCATCATCCACCGGAGGTTGCCCTTGATTCTTCGGGACATAAACTTGCCTCTGGCGGCCCGTTGCCTTCACCTCTTCCACCCCCTGGGCAGTAGTTTCAGTGTGGCTTCGTGGTATTTCGCTTTCGTCAACGACGTCGCGAATATCGAATTCATTACCCTCATCGTCGTAATCGATGAATTGAGTGTCTTCGTGTTCCATTTCGAGGATTTACTACTCTAAGTAGCTGGATCACTTGTTAAATCTTCCAAAG